AACCGTTAGCAAGATAGTACTGCTCACAGTTAATCATAAAATTGTCGAACTTTGACCATTCCGAATCATCCCAGTCAGAAAAAAGCATATGCCCAAATTCATCTAATGGAGTATGTTTAAAGTTAAAATATGAGGACATTTCTACTTCAAATTTACGGCGCTCAAACGAGCCTCCTATACCCCCAATAGTGTAGTTAGTTGTTATTAGTATTTTAGGGCTTTTCTCAACCGGAATAGATAAAGCATCCTGCCCTTTATATTCCAGGGTAATGCCCTCAGTAATTAAACTGAATAAGTTTTCAAAGTTGAAGTTTTTCTTAACGTCGTCAAATACCAATATTTGCGTATCGGTACTTACAGTTTGGTAAGGGAATGACTTAGTAAATTCAAATGTTTTACCATCAATAGAAGATACTTTTTTCATGTTTTTTAATGCATTCCAAAATAAACCCTTACCGCTACCCCCATTAGGGTTTTCAGATATAGTTTCATCGTTAAAGATAATAGCCTTATTGTTAGCCGATGTTTTGAATGAGTGCAATAGGTATCCAATAACTGATTTAAAGCTGTTATACTTACTTACATCCTGTCCTGAAATAAGCCATAAGAATTTACGGAATACTGCTGTATGGTGGTCTGCCTTAGTAAAATTCCTGTCTATAATTTGGCGTTTCCAAACATAGCCATCAATATCAATATAGTCTATTTCTTTAATCCCAGTAGCCGTAATCTCAACAACACAATTTTTGTAATACAAAAAGCAAACGTCTTTAGTGTCCTCTTTTATTTGAATATCCGTAGTGCTAAGCATTGAAAGGAAATCAATCTTAAAATGAGATGTGTTAGAGGCCATGAAATCATACGGGGCATACCCAATATTGCTACGCTGCAAAATATCGCTTAAAACGTAGTCTTTTATGCGCTTATCGTTAGTTTCCTCTAATAGGTTTTGCTCTTTTTTTATGAAAGTAAAAGTATTACTGGTTGCTGAAGGGTAGTATTTAAAAAAGTTATTTTGCTCCAGCCAAAACTTAAATTTATGCGTTGATAGTATTATTTTATTTTTATCATTATAATACCAAAATTCATCAATATCTAAGCTTTCTTTTACCCTGCTAATATCAACTCCTTTGAATGCAGCCTCAACTTCTTTTTTTGTTTTACCCGCCCTAATTTGTTTTTCAACACGCTCTTTAGTTTCATAGTCTTCAAAGAACTTATTAGCGGATAGTTTTTTATAAGCTGACTTAACAACGCTTTCAATTTCTTTACGGCTAAACCCATCGGATGTGAATTTATAGCACTCATGCTCTGCATCTGTTTTTGATATTCCGAAGTCGTTAAATGCCGCCGCTAATTTGTAAAGGTTGTTATTCCTGCTGCCTTTATTTGCCCCGTACTTTTTGCCCCACCAATCCAATAGCCTTTGTATTATTTGGTTTGATGATGTTAACGGGATAACCGGCTCAAAAACGCCTATATCTTCAAGTTCCGGCTCTTCTAATTCAGTCCATATTGAACTTTCATAGTTAATATAAATATCGGGGTCATAGCTTTCAAAACAGAATCTACTTACATCACTACCGCTTTCATCCCAGTTAGGGTTTTTAAAGTGTGCCTCCAAAGATTTAAAATAACCTTTATGATTATCAGCTATAGCAGGAACCTTAACAAGCACTTTTATGCCCTTACCACTTGGGCTTAACCATGCAGAAAATACATATTCATCACTACTGATTGAATCACGCAATGTAATGGCATCCTGTTGTGAAGGAAACTTATCAAAATCTAAAACAATATACCCTGAATGCTCAATTAGCCCAGCTAATGAACGCTGTTTAAATTTTCCATTAAAACAGCACCCCGGGAGTGTAGATTTATTTTTCGCGTAGTCTTCATCAGACATTTGCCTAAGCTGAGTAATAAAGTCTTTTGAATGACCATCCTTTATGCGTTTTAAGGCATAACTAAGGTCTTTGTTAAAAGGATTATTAGCATCCCTTACTGACTTAAAAAATGATATGATAGCCATATAGGATATAGAAAAACAAAACCCTTAACTTTCACGGCTTCCACTCCGATTCAGTTAAGGGCTGTTTAGGTTAAAGAATAACCGAGTTTCTTAACGTAGGTGGAAGTTCTACAATGCAAATATAATCAATATTATAATGTGATATGTGTTTTATATAAAAAAACATAAAACACGCTTAAAAACCCTTATTTTATTGGTGTTTTAGACAATTCGTGTCGTATGTCATGTTTTTTTAGGTCAATTTTAGTAAATAAAAAAATAGTGATTTTCATTTTTATACAGCATGAACTAACCATATATATAAAACACGTAACACGCCATAAAAAAACCCGCTATTTATAGCAGGCTTCTAATTTTGATTTTATTTTATCATGTAAGTAGTGATAAGTTCTTGGTACACCGTTAGTTAACATATTAACATAGCCGTAGTTTTTCTCTAAATACTCCTGTATTCGTTGCTCTAAATACCCCGTTTTGCAACGTTTTTCGTATATGTCGGATGTGACACGGTTAAGTTTCCATAGGTCAATATATCGATCAATAAGAATATTATAGTAATCGTTCTTATTATCTGTCGTTCGCTTTACAAACTCTGCAATCTTTTTACCGTTAGGGATTGGCACAATTGATACAGCCGTGGTTTTAGTTGTTGCACGTTCCGGCTCATCTTCAAATAGCTTAGGCTGTACTACACGTTGCTGGGGCTGATTCTTATAAGTACAATCAGGGCATTCATCTGAAGCGTTACCAATCCAGTTGTATGCACATTTTTCGCATTGTATCAGTATTTCCTTTTTCTTTTTTGCAGGAACTAAGCCATTATAGAAAATGTTGCCCCAATCTATGTTTTCAGACCATCCGTAACCTTTGAAACGTTTTATATTGCCTCCTAAATCAATGAGGGTAAAGAATGGTTTGTATATCTTATTGCTGACACGACCGCCACGTCCTACTATTTGGTGAAATAATGAAAGTGATTTAGTTGGCCGGTTAAGAATAATAGCCTCCACTTCTTTGTCATCAAATCCAGTTGTAAACGTACCTGTGCTGACTAATATACCTTCTTGAGTATTCCTATACCATTCTAATATTTTTGAACGCTCTGATGTGTCATTATTCACGCTATCATAGCTTTTTATATCATATCCCTTTTCTGAAAACACATCTACTAAAGAAAGGTTTTGTTTTGTTGAGGCTGTAAAAATCATTGTTTTTTTACCTAATAGCTTTTCTTCATACTCAGCTAAAACATCTAAATCGTGCTTTGTGCTTTCCTCTGCTATTTCATTCTCGTCAAAATCATAATTTTCTTTCGCTTCTAAGTTTTCATAATAGTTGTACGAAAAAATAACCTCCCCCACTAATGCGCCCTCATCTATAAGTGTTTTAATCGGAATTCCTGGTATAAAGCCATCATACATTTGCGACATTGTAACCGGCACTGACCATTTTTCAGCCTTTTCGTTATAGCAGCATTCAATACGTGTATCATGTATTTTTTCGCAATACTGGCACTTATAAATTGTATTACGCTTGTTAATGATAGGTGTTGCTGTGAATCCTATTCTTTTGCAGCCCTCAAGTTGTTTAAATATTTTAGTAAATGAGCCTATATGACATTCATCTATAAACAAATGTGAGCAATCTGTTATAAAGCTATTATTTTTATTTAATCTAATGTATAGTGTTTCAACCATACATACATAAACTCTTAAATCGTTTCTTATTTTTTTTTGTTTTGCAGTTACTTCACCGCATAAAATACCGAAAGAATTTAGTGTTTCTATAGTTTGATGAATGAGTTCGTCTCTATGACAAACCACGACAATTTTATTTTTATCATTCTCAATAAGACGTTTTATAATACTTGAAAAAACAACTGTTTTTCCGCCTCCAGTAGCTAATTGTATTAAAAGACTATCATACTGTTCTAATTTTATTATAGCCTCATCAACCATATCTTTTTGATAATATCTAAGTTCAAACATAAATCAAATTGGTTTTATTTTTATGAGTAGTTTTATTAGGGTTAATCATTCCCATTAGTGAGTTGTAATTTATACCATGTGCAAGTGCTGCCATTTTTACGGAATCATAAAATATTCCTGTTTCAATATTTATTACTAATTTCGCTGCTGTTGATTCTTCAGACATTTTTAAAATTCTATCGGCAGTATATTTTTTACCTAACCAGTATTTAGCGTTATTTTCTTTTATTTTATCTCTTGATTCTTGAGATAATTTTTTGCCTTTATTTGGCGGAATTCTGCCTTTTAGAATTAAAGACATTTTAAATTTATGTTCTTGAGTATGCTTTTTACCATAATTAGGATTATTATTACCACACTTAGATAATGACCTTTTCAACCTTGTTTCTGTACAGTATTCAGCGGTTTTATTCTTATAATCATGCATTACACAATTAAGTCCGTTTACGCCAATACAGTCAAATTTTAATTGAAAATAATACTCTAATTCATTAAGTTCAAATTCTTCACATTCTTTAAGTATTTCAAAAATATGATTTTCACAGCCATATTTTAAAATTGAACGTTCTAATCTAAATTGACTTCCAAATGATTTTCTTTTGTATGTTTTAAATCTGCGCTCTATATTGATGCTTTGACCAATATAAACCTTCCCAGACGGAGAGGTTATCTTATATATACCACATGTTTTCATAAAAAAAAGGAAGCCCCGAAACGGCTCTCGATTTCCGTAACAGGGCTTTTATCCTTAAATTTTTAATATCGAGAGAATATAAATATACAATAAAACAATGACTTAGCAAACTTTATTTTTCCTACAGTTTTATTCTTACATGTTATTTAGCGTAAAAAGTTAGTTTACCGCCACTTCTCAGTTTGCAGACTACCTTGCCCTGTTTTGATGCCAGTACGTCGCTCAGTAGTTTCGCTGTTCGTTTCTTACCCATAATACGATTAAGGTACGGGATGCCCACGCTTGTACTAATCCTGTCTGCTAACTTGTGGCATCCAATATACACAGGCGGCACGTTTAGCTTAATGTTGAAGTGTTTGTATACAGCTTGCAAGTGTTTCTGTTATAATTGATTTTTCGTGTTCATCACATAATAATTGTGCTTGTTGTTTAGTTTCTTTGCTGCCTAAGTAGGTTTTTAAACCTAATCGAATGTAAAAAACCTGGTAATGGTTGCGTTGTTTACGTTCAACTATCCAATATCTGCCGCGTTCATGTTCGGCTATTACGGAAGCTATACTGTCTAAAAGGTTGTTATCATTTGTTGATAGTATTTTATTAATCAGTATTGCTTTAGCTGAGTGGCTCATAAGTTTCCTTATAGTATTGTTCAGCTTCCTCTGTATAATTGTCGTCGTAAGGGCTATTTAAAATAGGTGCCGTTACCCTGGCATCGATTATCTGCTGCTTTTCGGTTGGCAGTAGCTTTTCAAGATACTCCTTAGTTATTTTAAGGCATTCATAATTTGTAGTATAATGCCTTTTTTCTTTAGCTGTTAGCCCCGATTCGTTCATGACAATACCTATGCCGTTCATATTTGCTTTTAAGTGGTCTATGGCTTGTTGTAGGGTTGTTTTCATAATGTTTAGTATATAGGTTTAGGCAGTTCTGTTACGGGGCGGTAGTGGGTGATTAAGCCTATAGAATATGCATTTAAAACTTCGATGTGGTTGTAGATAGCATCTTCTTCTATGAAAATATCCGAATCATAAAACTTCATGCCCACCTTAAACTTGCCACCCTCAACAGGCAAATTACTACCGTCAGGTTCTATGCGTGTCCAGCCGTTGTTGGTGTCGATGCCTGAGAGTGATTTTGGTCTAAAATCTGCTGCGGCTCTCATATCGCAATTACCTAAGAAGTCGCAAAATGATTCGCTCTTTTTACCATTAGGCAGGCTATACCATCCGTTTTCGTTGACACGAAGTCGCACTTGCTCCCAATGTTCCCCATACGCCTCCTGTATGGCTTTCTGTTTTCGTTGTTGGTTTGTCATGGTTAGCAGCTATATGATACATGAAAGTAACGACCATCTTTTAATGGTAAAAGTAGTTCCCCTGAATAGTCGTCTCCCATCATGCCTGTTTGTTGAACAACATAATAATATTTTATTTTTGGTACATCGCAGTCACACTTCATAAATAAATCGCTTCCTCCCTTGATATAGCAACATTCGTGTTTGGGATAGCCTGACTTTTGTTTATCTGTTTTCACAATTTCAACAATACCTAAAGGACTCCATCCGTCGTGGTCTTCAGTAAGCCATTCAAAAAGCCCAGTTACATTTATCAGCCCCTTTAGCTGCTCTTTATAATTGCTTTTTAATTCATCTTCCTGTTTCTGAAATGCCACATAGTGCTGCATATCTTCATTCATTATCTCATTTTCAAATTCTTGCTCTGTCATAATTTTTTAGTGTTTTACGATTACCATAAAATTTCAATTACCTGGTTATTTTCAATTGTTACGCTGGCCGGGATGGATAGGGGGCGAATGCTGTCGATGTATGCAACCGCATCATTCTCTAATTGCTGCACCGAACTAATCTTACGGCTAACAGCATAAGCCGCCCCGTACTTAACCGCCTCTATCATTTCCTCCCTTGTAAACTCGTTAGGGTTGGCTTTGTAGCCTGCAACGTAGCTTAATTTAAGAACAGGCTTACCCAGTTCAATGCCTTCAGTAAATTGATTAGCCAGTTCATCCACATCCACCGGCTTCACAAACGCCTTACGGTCGAGCTGAATAAACCCCATCGTAGCAGCATCGGGTGCGGTTGAGGCAATGGTATTATTACCCTTAAATAGGTAGGCTTCACCCTGTACTATACGGATGCTTTCTTTTGTAAATGTTTGTTTCATGGTTATTTATATTTAATTCTCCAAAAACCTAAAATGTCAATGTATACTATTGATGAACCTAAAGTGTACGTGTTTTCTTTAGTTGGTAACTCATATTCATGCGTGTTTATAACATAGAAACTACCGTCAGTTTGTAGTTCGTTTTCAACTAAAATAAATGGGGGGTTAATATCCATTTGCTCCCAGTCTTTCACCACTGAAAAATCACATTGACAAATACGGTCTTTATATTCAAAGAAGTTTAACGATTGCATCATTCCTCAATTTTAAAGTGGTTATCGAAATCTATTAACTGTTCATCTTTTAAAGCATACTGACTAAAAACAATATCTTTGTCGTCATACCATTTTATATACGGCATATCAGTATGTAAAACTTCCGTTTCTCGGGTGGTGCTCCAACAATACCCCATTTTAAACAGTTCCTTTTGCAGTATTTCGCTCTGCTGTGGCGTTACCTCCATCTTACCTGAATACTGGAGGGGAAGTATGAGTTTAGTCGGCATTTTTAATAAGTCTTAAGTCGTTACGTTCTTTAACTTCCTTGTTTTTGATAGTCATAAATTGCGCCCCGTAATAATGCTTCCAGTTATTTAATCGCAGCATTTTATTTAGGAGCTTCAAGGTATCTTGTTTATGCCTGTGTATAAGCTTTGCTTTCTTTATAATAACAGGCACGCCGTCTATTATATGGATTAAGCCGTGATAATCTTTAACGTCGGAAACATCAATTAAAGGTTTGCCGTTAACTGATTCGCACACATAGTAAAAATAATTAGGACAATGGGCGGTATCGACTTGCAGTTTTACATTCTCATACCATTGCCATTTCATTTTTTTAGCATCGGCTTTAAAATCGCTTCTGCTAACCTTTACTTCAAACTCTGAAACATATCCGGATTTATGCAGGGATATTACATCTAATTCACCCGCAAAAAAGTAAGTAAAGTTTTCGGCAACATGATTGCCTTTATGAATTTCTGCCTTACAAATAGTGGATTGGATTTCTTTTGTCGTCATAGCGTTATCTCTTTACCTATTCCACGTTCAATGAAGTTGCGCACATTAAAGCCCATAGCATGAAAATCATCCTTAATTGCATCTTGTGGGTTAATTGCATCAAAAGAGTAATCGTTGTTCATTGCCTTGAACACGTTGCCATCGTAACTCAAAGAATCAATACACCGGCTACCGCCTAATGAATTAATGTCATGTGCATTTACAGAATAAACACCGTCTTCTTCCCAGTATTCAAATTCACATTCGTTTAGGTCGATTAGGCTGTGCTTTTTAAGCAATTCCACAATCGGCACCCCTATCCCTTCTATTTCTTTAGTAAGGCGTGAAAGGGGGTGGCACAATACGTGGTAATCGGTGCCTAATTGATGAAATGGTACAAATGTCCAATCTAAATCAAAACCATACTTTCTAACACACTCTATATCCCACTCCGT